AATTTATCTGATAGCATCTGCATCATACTCATCGCTTTACCCATTCGTGCATTATTCAACATTTTGAACGGTTCATCAAGGATGAAAATTGGTCTGGTAGATTTATTCAATGCCCAAAATGCTATCCGCAATGCAAAACTAACAATATCAATAACCCCACCACCCACAGAATCCATCGGCTTCATCTTAGTTTTATTTCTGACAAGCCACAAATCTGCTTCAGTCTTACCTCGTTTCTTAACAAATTCAAGTACGAACTTATATGCAGCTGATCCAAATACTGATGAGATTGCTGTAGTAACTAATTTACTTATGTGGACTTCCAGCTTTTTTTGTGTATCTTCTGCAGCTTTAACAAAAATAGCTTGTGTCTGTTCCAATACCTCAGTTGTTTCTTTTTCAACAGCTAATGCTTTAGATTCTTTAATTATAAGTGTTTCCAAATGTTCTTGAGCTGCCCTATCTTTTTCCATCTGTTTTCTAGCATTTTTAATTACTGGAACCATATTATCACCATTCATAATTAGCACGTAGTTTAGTAATACCTGATTCTAACTTCTCTTCCAATTCATCATCCAATTTTTCTAATGCTTTTACTTCTTTGTATCCTTCTTTTACCGTAGATACTCCACAAGTTTTCAATGTCTTCATTTGTTCAGAAAGAGTACCTGTCTTTTCAGCCCTTTCTTGTTTAGCCTGTTGAATCTGATCTTTCAATGAATTCAATTCTTTCAAAACATTTTCCATTATCACCTCTTATTCTTATTATAGTATCTTCCAATGATTTCTAGTGCTGTATCCTCAACAACTTTTGAAATGGTATTATCTTTCAAAAGACCCTTTACATTTTCCTCATAATCCAAAGCAACTTCATAATTTGATGATAAACCTTCCATAAATACTTCAAGATCTTCTTCTCGTTTCTTAACACTATCTGCCAATTCTACATTCATGACTTCATCAAATGGATGGTGTGGAATTATTAACCGTACTATTTCCAAAGTTTCTGTATCAAACAAATAAACACTTGGTATATGTTCTCTTTGAATTAAAGAATTTCTCATTACTGAACCTGCATTTATAAGAATTCCACCACGAGTTTTTGCATCAATTACAAACGATTGATGATTGTCACCAGAAACTATCAAATTCATATCAGAATTATTCCAAAGCAAAGAATTACCTTCAATAAAATCTGTATGTCCTGGCCACAATGGACCTGATTTAGTTACCATCCTATGAACAACCAAAATATTAAAACTATCTGGATTTTTAGGAGCTACATTATCTTCATCCCAAGATTGTCCATAAATTTCAGCATCTCCACAAACAGAAGATTCAGATCCTAATAGCGTAACAGCTTGAGCCTCATCTAAAACTGTCAGCTTTGCATCTTCTTTGCGTCTATATTTTAAATCATGCTGGCCATATACTGTAAGAATTGGAATGTCCGTACTATAACACAAAGACATAATTTCCAATTCAGCCCAATTTGGAATATCAGGGGCATCAAACATATCACCACCTAATAGCATAGCCGAACATTCATGCAATTCAGCTTGATCTATAATCCATTCAAATTTTCCCATCAAAGTTTCATAATAATCATCAATTCTGTACTTTGGTGAAGATACCCTGATATGCAAATCACTAAAACATAAAAACTTAGACATCCATCCACCTCAGATTATTATTTTTAAATTCACCACCACATAATGGGCAAACTTCCAGTTGCTCCATACATTCTGTAGCTTGGTTAATAAGATCCTGTATTCTTTCATCAACTTCGTCTAAATCCTCAGTAGTACCATCAATCATTGAAAGAGTACTCTTTAAATCTTTAAGCCTTTGTTGAATTATCTTTCGTTCATTTCCTGTGGCAATTAAAATTTCCATTGATTGTTCAGCTGATATAATATGATCAAAAGCCTTTATAAGCCCTTTAGTCTCATCAATGCTATTCAAGGTATGCTCTAACCTTTTTCGTCGTTCCTTGACCCCTTTAAGCTCTTCTAAATCTAAAAATAAACCTTTTGACTCATCCTCAACACTTAACCAATCAGTAATTTCTTTTATTTCATCTTGAGTCTTTTCTATAAAACCCAAAAGTTCTATAAGCTGATCATGTTTCTGTAAACATTCATCCCGTTCAGTATCAAGACTTTCGAGCTCTTTAATCAATATTTCAACATCATCCAAATGATCATATTCAGAAAGTTCCACCTGCATTTCAGCAATCTTTGTTTCAAGAAACTTTGATTCTCGCTTACTACTTCTAATATCTCTAATTACTTCTGCTACACAAAAATCAATGATCTGCAAATTTGCAATTTCATTAATGCGTTTTGCAACTTCACCAGATGAATCCTGAAGTTGAAAATACTTTTCATGTTGTCCTTGAATGTTTACATCACCTAATTTTATAAAATTTGTAACATCCACCGGAACATCTGTTTTTATAGCATTGTATTCTTCAGATCCTAATACATAGCCATTAAATGATTTTTGTCGTTTCCTTGTTACCTTTTCATCTCCAAATACCAATGACACACTTGTACCAGCATCCTTTTCAGCAAAATAACTTTGAAATGCTGTTCCAGTAGGTCTATTTCTAATAACCCAATTTATTGCTCTAAATATGGCTGATTTCCCTGAATCACTAGGTCCAGTGATTGCATTGATACCTGGAGAAAAATTCAATATAGTATTCTGATGTGATTGGAAATTTTTAACAATTATTCTGTCAAGATTTTGAGTTTTCATATGATCCCTTACCCATACATAAGAACTAAATTTCTTGAGCCTGATGCCCACATTACACCTATGCTATCTGCAATATGCTCGAACTTACCGGCAGGGTAACTCTCACCCCATGATGTAGTATACATTACTTGTTTTGATGATTTACCAGCTCTTTTTCCTTTACTAATACTAATCACTTTTTCAGTTCTCTTCCATTTATATTTCTTTGCAACAATGTCCATAATTTCAGATTTACTAGCATTTTTACGTCCAGCTACAGCCATCTTTACAGCATTTTGATTAACCCATTCTGTAGGTAATCCTTTTACTCTACAAAAAGCCACTACCATACCACCAGCCCACCCCAGTAAAGCTGCTGCCCTGGCATTTTGCGATCCTGAAGGTAATTCGCCAATAACACCTGATACATCATACTCTTCCAAAATTGCTATCAATTCTCCAATCATAGCAGAACAACGGTCAGCCCTTTCATCAGAAACATATACATGCTTTTTTCCAGACTTAGGCGCACTAATAACCCCCACATCCAGAACCTCTCCACTTTGGAAAACTGACCAACCTATGTTTGAAAATGCTATGTCCAATGACAAAATCATAACCACCTCTACAGTATAAAGTTAGGAAGACCATTAATATTAGATGCAATCAAAGTAATACGATTTAATTCTTTGTTTTTAACAGTTATTCGATCATTCAATTTCTTATGTGCTTCTCCTGGATCTTCAGCTACAATGTAAGCAGAATAACTAACATCTTCTTCCATAACAATCCCATCTATTACTACCCTATATAATTTCTTTTTTACATCTATCATCTTTCCTCCTGTTATCCCAAATCAAAATATTCTGCCCATTCATCAAAACAACGTTTTCCTTCATCCTTCAAAAAAGATGAAAACTTTAAAACAGTAAAAACTGTTAAAAAATCTGACATCAACAAAGCATCATCTTTAATTTCAGTAATATTTATTGGTCTGATTCCACTAAATGGCAATTGAACAATTGGAATATTTGTCTTCAAAATTTCTTCTTTTTGTTCTACAATCCTCTTATAAACCTTACCCCCAAATTTCATTTTCCCTGTTATGTATTGAATTGCTTTCTTTTCACCCACACCAACTATACCTTTCACAGTATCAGAACTACATCCTGCCAATGCTTTCACTTGTATCCAATCTTTGGGTTCTATTCCATAATCTTCTATAAAAGAATCCTTTGTAATCAACTTCTTTTTGATAGGCTGATAAATTTGAACTGAATTGTCTAAAAGTTGATACAGATCTTCATCCCCTGAAATAATGGTATAATCATCAGGAAAGTTCTGAACAATATACGCCAAAATATCATCTGCTTCATATCCTGGTTGTACAAACACATTCTTAAATCCAAGATCAGGAAGGACTTCAGTTCGCAACATTTTAAATTGAGCCAACCCTTCTTCCAAATCAGGATCATCTTCTTTGTCTCTATTCTTATATGTTGGCATTACATCTTTTCTAAAAGATCTCTTAGAATCCCAACAAAAAATAAAATTGTTAGTTTCACATTCCTGTGCAAGAGTGAAAAGTTGGTTTACAAAACCAAACACAACTCCCAATTCCAAAACACCTATGCTGTGGTATGCACGATATGCCAAATTATTTGCATCAATTATAAGTTTCATTAAAACCTTCGTTTTCTATCAAGCTTCACAGAGTCTTCACGTTTATCCCAACATTGCTGCACAATACTAAACAACTGATCTTCTAAATTACCATCTTCAATATGTTTAACCAGTTTTATCTTAGTAGCCTGGATATCAAATTCTACGGCATCAATAAGAGTAGTACCTTTTTCCTTTTTCTTGGTGATGCCTGCTTTCTTTTTTGCTGCAGCATCTGCTTTCTTTTGTGCAGGTGTTTTCGTAGGTGGACCCCACCATTTAGTCTCAAGAAGGAAGTCACAGCAACTGTTTACGTCATCCACACCATAATCGTAATACACAGGAAAAGTAATTGATCGTTTCTTTCCAGTTAATTTATTCTTATCTACCTTTGCACCCACCCAATTACCAATATTCAATCCTTTAGATTTTTCAGCAGCAAGCACAGACAACCATATTTCATGTGTAGAATAAAATTTTAATGCCCTACCACCTGATCTAGTCTTCGGTTTGAAAAGAGAACCAAAGCCAATATTATCCCTCGTCTGGCTAATTATTAACACTAACGAATCAGAATCCTTTATTTTACCCTTTATCACCCTGAGCATTTCAGATGCCATTCTAGGCTTTTCAGTTTTATATGAACCACTTTTATCTTTCTTCTGCTTTTTATACTCATCAGATCTTTTCACTTCTTCTTCAGATGAAATAGAATCAAAACTATCTAAGATGTAGAAAACTGGTCCAGGTTTATCCAATTCTCTTAACACACTCCCATAAAAATCCTCAATAGTTTCTGAAACTTCATCCTCTTCAAGAATCGTTACCCTTTCAGCAACATTAGAACCAAACAAATATTCAAGATCAAATTCATTAGCTCGTTCAGCTTCATCAAAAATAATACGATGCTTATCAAACCGTGGTTGTCTACACATTTCAGCAATGCCTGTAAGTGCTAAAATGGTTTTACCACTTGAACTATCACCAATTAAATTCACCACTTTACCAGCCGAATATCCACCATCAACACAATCTGAACATGCTAAATTTAACATGACTGATCCAGTAGGAATAAGTGTAGCAACCTCTTTTTTCTTAGTCACAGGTGATAAAATACCCTTTTCAACATCTTTCACAATTTTGCCTATATCCATTTCTTCTGAAGGGGAATCACTACCCCCTTCAGGTTTCTTCCTACGTTTCAACATTTATTAGCTCCTAGTTCTCCTACGTCTACGAGTTGTTTTTTCTTTTGGCTCTTCTTTAGGCTCTTTTTTAGACTCTTTTTTAGGTTCCTCTTTAGGCTCTTCTTTAGGCTCTTCTTTTGGCTCATCCTTCAGAAGTTTGGCATTTTCCCTGGCACAAGGTTTCCATTCAGTGCAATCTTCGCAATGTTCCAATGTGTCAATATCAACTCCAAAGGTTCCACCACCTGGACATGAATCACCATCTTCCTTTGCTTTGGATTCTTCCTTTGCTTTGGGTTCTTCCTTTGCTTTGGGTTCCTCTTTTTTACCCCTAGACCTACCCCTCTTTTTAGCAGTTTCAGGTTCAGGTTCAGGTTCATTATCATTTGCAGTTTTTGCTTCGCCCCAATAGGCTTCATGCAATTCATCATATGATGGAATTTCGATGGATTCATCAAGACAATAAACCTGAGCCATGATTTCATCATCAATTTCATAATCCCTATCCAAAAAATTATGCCCATAAAATGAAGTATTTTCAGCACCAGTACCTTCTCTGGTGAATTCAATAGTCTTACCATCTATAGGACTAGAAAAAGGAATATAATCTTCACTAACTGCCTGCCCTCTTCTACGTTTTGGCTTTGCCAATTTCACAAAGTATCTCTCACTATACCAATGAGAAAATTCCCAAATCTGGACTCCCTTATCCTCTTCCTTATCAGAATCATAACAAACAACATTGTATACACACCTGTTTTTAGGATAAAGAGCCTTGATTTCTTCATCATCAGCACCTTCCTTTTTCAACTGTTTCCGATGCTCACAAATAGGACAAGGTTTTCCATAATTTGTGGGACACACATATTGACCTTCTGCAGGCCCAACCCTCTGATGCACTTTCAATTGAAGAACGTAAGCAACATCACCCTCTTTCAAATTGGGATCATTTTCTCCAACCTCATAAGGAATAACATCAATAGTATGATCACCTTCACCAGCTTTAAAAAAACTAGCTTCAAGATCATCTTTGAAAATTGAAATAAATCCACCAGATTTCCTAACACTGCTTTCTTTAGTTCGTTTTTTTAATGCTTCTACCATTGCTTTCTTGTCTATAGCCATTTGTATCCTCCTTACCATTAAAAATTTGTTTCACTTCAAAATAAGATCTAAATATTGCAGATGACAAAACTCTCATAACAACATATAAACCTATAAATCCAACCATACTAATTAATACCCATTTCCACATTATGATTCCTTTTTCTTTCGTTTCCGTCTTGTCAAACTTTTTCTCACTTCTTCAGTTACTCTATTATCTGCCTCCTTTCGCACATCTTGCGCTACTTTTGGTTCTGAATAATAATTTCCTATCCAAAGGCTAACTTCATTTTCCAACGCTTTCTTTTTGTGTTCAAATGCTTCTTTTACACCAGTTAAAATATTAACATTCTTTTTAGAATCTAAATATTCATCAACCACATCTTGATAATCTTGATTGGCAATAATAGCGCTACTGATTGCACTTTCAGTAATCTTACCAGAAGATCCAGGAACAACCCCATGTGTTTGTGGTGATTTTCGTATTGCTGCATCAAGCTGAGCTTTTACAAAATCCACATCCTCTTTCAATTTATCTCTATTATGTACTGCTTCAGAATATCTTTCAGCCCACTTCATATACAACAATGCCTGATCTTCCCATTCAACATCTAATTTATGCTTATCTAATGATAAATCAGTTTCATATTCAGTCTTTTGATCAACCATGTATCTTCCTCCTATTATCAATATACCATGTATCATTCATTTTTTAGACATTATTTTCAAAAAAATGAAATTATTTCAATAAACAAAGATAACAAGCCAATGTAAGTCCAGCTTTTCCTGAATAAGAAAATGTTTTTTCAAAAAGAGCAATGATAACTGCCGCCCTATCAGCACTTGCTGTTGTTGTATCCTTTTTTGAGCCTAATATTACAGTATTCATATAATTTAATACAGCATATCTAACACTTTCAGGATCAGCTTCGAGATCTTTCAAAATAGCAACGGTTTCTGTCCACTTCTTACCAGCTATCAAGGCTCTACATAAATCTATTGTGACTGCTTTATCAACTGTAAAATTACTAACAGCCTGCATCACCATTTTATCATCTTCAATATCAATAACTGAATCTAATGTCACTAAAGCTTCTCTTGGAGAACCATTTGAAACTCTTGAAATTTCCTTTAATGCAGCTTCTGGAAAATCTTCAACACCTTCTTTTTCAAGAACATGTTTAAGCAGTTCAATAATTGTCCTTCGTTTCAATGATTCAACCTTAAATTTTGTACATCTAGTCTTAATAGTAACCAATAGCTTTTGAGGTTCAGTTGTACACAAAACAAAATACACCCATGATGGAGTATCTTCCAATATTTTTAATATTGCATCTTTTGCATCACCCGTAAGCTTGTGACAATTATGAACTGGGAGATTATTAACAAAATAAGAAGGATGATTTTCAACTTCTAAATCATAAAATTCTACAAATCCTTGATCTCGTTCTTTATCACCAATAACACTTGAGAAAGTTCTATCATTACTTCCTCGTTTGTAAACCTCAATACTTTCCATCCTAATTGATTCAGCATTGTTGTTTTCTTTTGATCTTTCAAGATAGCATCTTTCAATCTGTGACCTTTCCCATCTAATTCTATTCCCAATCTCAACTTTTTGTTGCCTATATCCACTTTGTAATTTGTTGGATATCCAACTTTCTTCTTCCCCAATGATATTGCTACTTCCATTTGCCATCCCAAAGCTGTAGCTAAAAGCATTTGAGGTTGTGTGTAATTTCCATTTCCTCCACGTTCTCCTGGCCAAACATGTAAGGTTCCATTTATTCTTTTTGTATTCTTTGCTTTTTCTATATTCTTTGGATTGTATGATGGATTGTTCTTTTTCATTCTTTCTGAACGCATTTTGAATAATATTGCAGATTCCTTTGGATTGACTTGGTAAAACTTCAGAATACCCTTGCTTACTTTCTTTCCATGATCTGGATGACGTAGCATTTTTTGAAAGTTTGGTTGTCGATTCCTCCATTTTCCTACACATATTTGAGAACAAAATCTCTGTTGATCTTTGTGAGAAGTTATGATTTCCATTAATGTTCCACATTCTTCGCAAGGAATTTCCTTTGTTATCCCAAATCCCATCTTCAAATTTCGTAATTTTTGACCACAAGACTTTGAACAAGTTTCTTGAGTATGCTTTCGTGGAACAAACTTGTTCTTGCAAATTGGACATGCTTGACTTTTCATATTTTGGCTCCTTTAGTGAAGTTATGTTATCCAACATATCACCATCAAAACCAAAAATCAAATCATTTTGTTGCAAATCTATAGATTTTTTCCACCCATTATTTGTAAAGAAAAGATGTTCTCTTGTAGAATAAGTAGTTAATCCATTGGAAAACTTCAACCTAACAATCCTATCCAAAGCCACTCTGTTCTTAAAAACATTTAAAACTGTATCTATTCCAGACAAAGAGTAAACTTGATTTCCTTTTTGTATAGCTTCAATTGGCATAACACCAGAAGGAGTATTAACAAGAGATCCTTTAGCAAAACACTCATCAAGAAGATAAATTTTACATGGACCATCCATTGGAGCATACTTACAATTTGAAATAAAATCTCTAACTGTCTTAATACCCCTGTCAGTTGCTATGTTAAGTTCTTTAAAATCCCTATCAGAACACTTCAATTCATTTTTAATGATCCTACCAAATGTTGTTTTTCCACAACCAGAAGGTCCAGAAAAAAGAAAAACATGAGGTTTTCCACTTTCTCTACTTAAAATTGGTTCCAACTGTGCAATTACTTTTTCATTTCCAAAAACTTCATCAAGATTTGTTGGGCGATACTTTAAATGCAATGCTAAACTGTCATCCATTTCCTACCTCCTATTAAACTTCTGATTTCTCATACCATGAACCATCAACAGGGGTCAGTTCAAAATCCACACCCAATGGTACTATAATCCATGGATGCTCTTCTCTAATATCTTTTGTCATCACCCTTTCTGCAACTTCAAATATATGATCCTTTTCATCTGGCACCAAATCAAACAAAATACTGTCATGGATTTGGCCTACTATTCGTGAATCCCATCCCTCCTTTTTTCTAATTTCATTTATTCTTGTTAATGACCACAACAAAAAATGGAATGCTGTACCCTGAATTGGAGCATTAATAATTTTGTTTTTTGTTAAAAAACCTCCTCTCCTATGCCCAAAATACATTTCAATATAACCCTTCTTTTGGTAATTCTTTATCAACTCCTCTTGCCACTTCTTTACCACCTTAAAACGAGTCCAAAATTGATTCTCACATTTTTTCACATGAGATTCAAATTGAGTATAAGTCATACCCAAATGCTGCCTTGGTGTTATTCCATCAACAACCAAATCCATACAGGTTTCCCAAATACTAGAAGCGCAAGCCTTATACCAAGATCCATAAAATTCAGCAAACACAAACAAGCTCTTTGCAAAATATCGTAAATTAGTTGATGCGCCATCCACTTTTGTCATAACTTGATCTGTTGACATCTTAAAAATATTCTTAGCTTGATCCCTATGCATACATGACTTTGGATTGTTTATATATTTCACCAATACTGGATCTTTTGTGAAACATGCAATTATTCTAACCTCAATACTCCCATAATCTATTTCACAAAGCATATTACCAGGACTTGGCATAATTCCAGACCTTGCAATTTTCTTTGCTCGTTCATCCCTAACAGGTACATTTTGAAAATTTGGAGCAGATGATGAACTACGATATGTCCTAGCTGTATGAAGATTAAAAAATGGATGCATCCTACCATCTTCAATTTCCCTGATAAATTGTGCTAGATATGTTCCCCTTACTTTATCCAACAACCTAATTTCTAAAAGATTTTTAGTAAATTCAACATCCATTTCAGTTAATACTTCTTTATCAACAGAAGGCTGACCTGTAGCTGTAAACTTTGTGGGTTCAAGACCCATTATATCAAACAACAATTCTCTAAGATCTTTAGGAGATCCTGTATTGATTTTATGTCCAGCTTTATCCTTAAACAATTTTGCTTCTTTGCCATTTGTAACTTGATCAGTCAAATCTTGTATCATAGTTGCCATTTCAACATCTTTATCTAAGTAATACTGTTCATTCATAGCAATACCAAATTCTTGAGCATCAGCCAATGCTATTAAACCATTTATCCACAATTCTTTTGCCTTACTGAGTCCTTCATTGTTTACAGCCTTTTCTTGATCCTTAAAAAGTTGATGTGTTATTATAGCATCCATCCCATCATACATCAATAAATCTTCTAATGGGACTTGATCCAATCTATTCCTAATTTCACCTTTTTTTGGTGCTATAAATTTATCAACTGCACCATCATATTTATCAACTCCGTAGTTAATATATGCTTGAAATTTTAATCCAGAAAACTTCCTACGATCATCCAAAAGGTGGGCCACATTCATACTACACCAATGCCAATTTTTAACTTCTATACCATAAACTTCTCGTGTCCAAGATTCTTCAAACTTCAAATTGTGAGCAATCTTTTTTATGTGTTCACTTTCTAAAATTTCAATCCACAAATCTTCAATTTCAATTAATTGAGCATCAGTCCAATGAGGATATCCTAATGGAATAGCAAAGCAATCTCCCAAATCAGTTGCAATCCCAACAGACCAGATTATATGTTCTTTGTTATATGGTTTCAACCCTGATGTTTCATAATCAAAGGTCATTTCATTTGCTTCATCTGCTGTCCTTTCAAGCAATTCCATTGCCCTATCAAAATCAGTTACACATTCCACTTTAGTTTCAAAATCAATAAAATCAGGCAAATCGCTTTTCAACAACTTACAGGCATTTTTAATATCCCTTTTAAAAACATGAGCAGCATCTTTATGTTTCAAAATAAATGAGGGATTGTATATTGGAACTATCCATGCATCAGTTGGCCTATCAGGAATATGCAATCCCCTCCATCTTTCAATATTTGAATCACTAAACCTACCCATATAGAATGAAGAAACTGCAACACCACCCAAAAGCCAAATAAATTCAGGTTCAAGTTCATTTATCAAAACATCCAATCGTTTTTTGCATAACTTTATTTCCTTCTTACTCGGTTTGTTATCTTTTCTATTTTTTGGTACTTTACAACATACAGCATATGTTTTCCAAAAATCAGTATCAAGATCATATCCATTCTTTCTAAGAGCCATCCTGAGCATTTGTCCTGATTGCCCTACAAGTTGTATGCCCCTTTCATCTTCTGTATTACTTGGAGCTTCTGTTATGATTAGACACTGTGTTTTACCTTCACCAGAATATTCCATCTTTGGATTAATTGAATTTTTATAAAGTCCACAGTTTTCACAATTATCATATGGAATAAAGTCGATAAAATCGGTACTATCTAATTCCTCTGTAGTAAAAAACCCACTATTTGCCATATAATCTCCAATCATTTTTATGGTAATCTCATGCCATAATTATTTACTCTTTTTGGAATAATCAATCCCTTTTTCTTTATTAATCTATTATGTTTAAAAGGTTTGTAATTCACATCATGCTGCCACCTGCCCCATTTCTGCACAATTTTAGCAACATCTGGATGTTGTGTTTGCAAAGATTTAGCCATGTCTAATCTACCATCACCTGCATACAATTCATCAGTGTTTCCACCAATCATTTTCATGGTTTGAACTTTCTTAGCCATAAATGCATAAAATAATACAGTACACCATCCATCTTTTAGAATTCTTAATGACAAATCTGTATCTTCATTATATCGACCTCTCCACTTATATGGAATATCATTCTTAATCAAAATACATGAATAAATTCTTGTGTTAAGCACAAATGGAATTACATGTTTAGATTTTCTTGGAACAAACATTTCATATTGAAAGCCTGATATAGCTACATTTTCATACCGATCAACAAAGTCTTCAGCTGCACAAAACATTGGTCCACCAGCATATGTCTTTAAATTACGATTCAATCTTAAAAAACTAGCTAAATTATCATCTAATATCCAGTGCCTTTCAGCACCAATTGACACTGAATGTTCCCACACCCAATTCCTAGCTGGTATTGATCCCTGACCCAAATTACTAAATGGCAACACATAAATGTTTTTTGGGTCAATCACAGCAGCATATTGATCATATTCCTGTGGTTCAATCACTACATGATATGGAATCTTCCATTTTTCCAATGCTTTTATAGTTAATCTACTTTTCCACCTGCCTTTTGAAATCACATAAATTGGATATCTTGGGTCCATTTTATTGTAAGCATATGTATACCATTTTGTTCTTATTGATTTTGGATACCACATATATTTCGTTTTTGAGTGTATTTGTTGATCCATTAATTTGGCAAATGCATCAACATCATTTTGATTATGAAAATTAACCTGTATAGAAGTATATGGAGTCAATTCTTCTTGACTAAATTCTGGCATATCTTGCCATTCTTTTTTCCATTCACTACTAAATTCATCACTTATAAAAAATCCATCATTAATCTTCATTATATTCCTTTAAAACCATGTCATAATTATTCACACCTTTTGGCACAATCAAGCCCTTTTTCTTTATTAAGCCATTATATTTAAAACCTTTATAATTCACTTGATGTTGATACCTGCCCCATTTCGTTCTTATACAAGCAATATCTGGGTGCTGTGTTTGCAAAGATTTAGCCATGTCTAATCTACCATCACCTGCATACAATTCATCAGTGTTTCCACCCCCCATTTTCATTGTGGCTGTTTTATCAGCCAAAAATGTATTAAACAATACTGTACACAAACCACCTTTTAGTGCTCGTATACATAAATCTGTATCTTCATTATAACTTCCTCTCCACCTATATGGAATATCATTCTTAATCAAAATACATGAATAAACTCTAGTATTAAGATAAAATGGAGGATATACACCACTCCAATGACAAAATGAATGGTAATGAAAACCTGATATAGCTACATTTTCATACCGATCAACAAAATCTTCAACACATTTGAAAATAGCCCCAGTTGTTACACGTATTTTTTTATTATTATTAAAACGATAAAACCAACGCAGATTATCATCTAATATCCAATGTCTTTTGGCACCTAATGACATTGAATGTTCCCACACCCAGTTTCTTGCAGGTATTGATCCTTGACCCAAATTACTAAACGGTAATACCAACAACTTCTTTGGGTCAATCACAGCAGCATACTGATCATATTCCTGTGGTTCAATCACTACATGATACGATTGATTAATATCATCTAATGCTTTTACAGTTAACCTTTGATTACATTTCCATCTATTTTTTGAAATCACATAAATTGGATAAGTTGCATTCACCTCCTTTCCGACATATCTCATTGTTTTTGGTTCAAATCTATTAGGAACTGTATAATGCACAAATTTAGTTTGAGCAGTAATTACTTGACCCACCTGTTCTGCAAATTGATTCATTTGTTTTTCATCTTTAAAATTAACAGTTATTGATGCAAATGGTTTTTTATTCTCATTAATATATTCTGGCATATCTTGCCATACTTCATCCATCACATCAATAACTTCGCCATCAAAAAATCCCATGGAATCCCCTTACAACCACACAGATTTAGTTTTAGTGGTAATTACCCGGCCTACCTCTTTTGCAAATTGATTCATTTCTTCTTCAGTTTTGAAATGAACAATTATTGCCTTATATGGCGCTTGCTGTTGTTTTAGAAAATCTGGCATATCTTTCATTTCTTCTTCAGTCAACTTGATATCTTCATCATTAAAAAATCCCATCACCGCCCTCCTATTCACTTTTCCATGAATCACCAACCCAATATTGAGATACCAATGCATTCATTTCTTCTTCAGTCTTGATATTCTTACCCCAATATGGAATGTCGCATCTAATGGAAGTGAATGAACATTTAGAACAATACTCATGAGATCGTCTATCTTTATGATACAACTTATTTCTCACATCCTGCATATATGAACCCAACCAAAATTTAAAAAATCCATCTAATCCTTCTTTAATATTTCCAAACTCATTAACTGTATGCCTTAAATAATCAAAGCAACAAAATATAAATGTCCCATCATAATTCACATTCACAAACTTATTTGGTAAGTCGCACCTCCTATCTGGAGGCGATGTGACTTTTCTCATTCCAAACTTCCCTGCAGCTTTCCAATCCAAATCATTAAAAAAGGTTTGCAAATAACCCCTTCCAACTTTTCTTGTTGACCAATTATATGGATTTTCAGCCAACATTATTATATGAACATCAGGATTATTTTGATTTGTAAAAACACTTGGAACACACTTTGGTTTATGATCTTGATGATACCAATAATATCCAGAATCATCAGCAAGCTTCTTATGATCATCATACGGTGCATACATATCCACAAACACCATATTCAATCCAGCTTCAAATAATTGCTTATACGTCAACTTACCATTCATTAATTGAGTACCATTCGTATATGTCAATATTTGAATATTTGGACAAATAGATCTTGCAATATGTATAAACTCTACAAAATCTGGATGTAGTGTAGGTTCCCCTGCATTACACAATTCCAAACGTGTAAAAGGAGCAACCTTTTGGATAGTTTCTAACAATGAAACCCAAACGTCTTTTTTCATAAAATGAATTTCATTTTTTGGAAACAATCGTGTTGGACAAAAAGCACAGGCTAAATTACAACCTCGTGTGATTTCTACCCACCATCCCCAAGTATTCAACCTACCAAGTGGGCGTTTTGGATTCTTACACATGGTACTAAGATGTTCATGCATTGATGAATTCAATGTCTTATCAGATAAAAGATTATCTTTGTATGCTTTAAATTCATCATCAACAACTAACTTTTGCTTTGCCTGTTTTGGCAACTCAAAAGGCAGGGATGAATAAAACTCATTAGGTAAATCATCAAAAAATCCCATATCAAACCTCAAATTTTGTCAACCAAAGAAGATGCCTAAAATTATCCAATTCAAATAATGCCTTATCCTGTCCCAATATAACTTCATCTGTTTTTTCCAACATCTTCTGTAAAAAGTCAGGATTAACCTTAAATGTCATTGGATCATGATCCCAGTATTCTCCTTCAACAATTGTTTCAGTCCATCCAACTTCTTTCTTTTCACAATACAATACAATATTTTCTTTTGTGAATGTGATTTCTATTAACTGATCCTGAGTTGATTCAGATTTATCAACCATTACTGCCACAACACTCAAAGAATCAATCAAATTTGGAAGCTTAGTTTTTGTGCCATCAAATGCAAAAAGATAATCAGTTTTTGGATATTTTATAGGTGGAATAAGTCTACAACACACGATAACATCTGCATCTGTAGAAAAACAAATCCATGATTCCCCTGCTGTTATGGCATACTCTTTTATAGTTGGAAAATTCAAAATAAACTTAGCTGATGAAGCTGGTATCAAAACTGCATCCATTGAAGCATCCAATGTGTATTCAGATATTCTCAACTCATCACTTGATATCATCTTATTACCAGACACTTTTATTCCTGTTAATGCAATTTTATTTGAATCTTTGGATGTTGTAAACCTACACAAATCCAACCCTGTTATAAATCCTTTTGGAAGTGGTTTAAAATCCAAATTACTAATATCCAACGTATCCACACCCTTTAAATATTCATCAACTGCAAAACTTGAAATTTCAGCTTTTGTCTTACCAGATTTAATAAGCAATTTTTTATCTTCAAATTCTATATCAACCACAGATGACAAAGTTGGAAGTAGTGCAAGCATTTCTGTTGCTGGTATTCCACATGTAAAATCAAACTTATCAAATGGATGTATGATGCATACAACATTGTTATATGTCAAAATATCTTGACCATCTATAACGAAAACTGGTTTATCACCAGCTAAACCTTCTGTTGGAAGTCCAAATTTTAAGCTATTCAAAATTCCAACTAATTCATCTCTATCTATTTCCATGCAATTCTCCTTTTCTAAAAAACATAAATAGCCCTGGAAACATCCAAGGCTATTTATATCAAATACATTACTTTTTATAGGTCCATTTACCATTGTCATCTGCTTCAATCACACCAAAATCAGTCAAACAATTGATGTAAAAGGCAACATGCGAATCTGTCCTGGATGATACATGAAGCTTCCCAAATTTTGCACTGAGTTCTTCCTTTGTACCACCACCATCATCCATAACTTTCTTGAACACTTCAGATGTAGTCAAACGTTTCAGTTTCTTTACTTTAGGTTCCTTCTTTGCTTTAGGTTCCTTCTTTGCTTTAGGCTCCTTCTTTGCTTTCGGCTCCTTCGGTTCTTTTACAATATTCTTACAGGCATTCATACATTCCACATATTCAACATTGTAATCCCTTTTACAATCGGTACATTCATCAGCTTTTTCATCCCATCCAGTCTTAAAAACTGGACATTCCTCTTTCACTTCCTCTTTGGGTTCCTCTTTCACTTCCTCTTTGGGTTCCTCTTTCACTTCCTCTTTGGGTTCCTCTTTCACTTCCTCTTTGGGTTCCTCTTTGGCTTCCAATGCAACCACCAATTCATTATTCAATTCTGTAACTTCTTTGGGAATCTTGGCCTCATCAGCGGCAGGAATTTCATCAATAGCTTTAAAAAAAGCATTCACCAATACTACTTTCTTCCCATTCATCTTAATCTTTTCCTTCACCAATCCAGCTTCTATCAATGCTGTAATCGCCTTTTTAACCACATTGATATTAACATCCAAATCTTTAATCTCCATTTTACTTCCTCCTTATGAGTTTATGATTGCAACTGCAATCTGTTATAAGTTTGTTGTGAACTTCACAATCATTATAATAATTGATACTGGAATGTCAATAGAAAATATTAATTCTCTTCAAAATAATTTATTCATCCTCTTCATCATCAAATAATCTTTCCCACACCAACCCACCTTTTCCATCTTCTAATAGGTGAATATCAAATTGCACCATTCCTGGTCCAGGTGGAACACTCCTTGCCTTTTCAAAGATCACAGAAAACCTTGCTCCCTGTTCACTAGAATACATGGCAGGCGACTTCAACTTAATAATGCAATCCAATGCATCTTCTCTACCAGATGTTCCTCTCTGCCCAGTAGCACCCTTACCAGCATGATGGATCAATAACACAGTTACACCCAAATGTCTCAATGAAATAAGCCATTGATTAATCGGATCCCAGTCCTCTTTACTGTTTTCTGCAATTCCTGGTGTCAATGATGAAATGTTGTCAAGAATCAATAATTGATACTTTTCATTATTATACAAATATTGATATAGAGCATTTCTATATTCTTCAGTAGAAATATTCATTTGAACACCATACGATTGTGCATATTGTGAAGATGTGAGAACATCAAATGGATATTCTTCTGCTTCCTCACCATACATATCCTGTAAAGTTTTCAACCGTTTCTGCATTTCATATTCACTCATTTCACCATCAACATACAAAACACCTGTTTGAGTTTCCACAGTCCATGGTCCCAATGTTTTCCCAAAAGAATTTTTTCTTGTGACCAATGCAGCCAATGTCATTGACAACCAAGTTTTACCTATGCCCCTTGGAGCATATATCATACTAATATTCCCATCAATTAACCAGGGATCTATAATAACATTTGGAGGTTCTATCTTCTTATTTATAAAAGCTGTTGAACTCAATGTTACTTTGCTTATATTTTGCACAATATCCCCAAAAGCCTCCTTTTGCTGTGAATACTGTTTCAAAACTTCTGTGGCCTTATCTGTATCTCCTCTTTCAAACAATATGGTTACTTCTTCCAATGTAACTGCTATGCCACGTTTAACCAAAAAATCTTTTGCTTGAGCAATTTCAAAAGTGATATTAACATCTTCTCTGATTTCAAATGCCTTTGATAATCCTTCAAGATACTTTGAAACTATTTTTGTGGTTTTTTCATCCTCATGAATCATTGCATCTTCAAACAATATCTTCAGATTACTCTTTGGAGCTTCAGCATACTTTTCAAAATAACTTTGTATCCATTTAAAAGCAGTTTTTGCATCATCTGTTTCTAGTAACCTTTGAGTTGTTTGTGGAATTATTTCTGAACAAAATTTTGTTGATGATACCAAATTTGTGATCAAATTTTTCTCTTGTGAGTTATCAACACCAGTCCGTCTACGCTTAATCTTAGCCAATCGCAATCCTCCTATATACATTGATGTGCATTTACCCAAAAGCTCTTACTGTGATGATCCTCAACGGTTCTAGTACACAATTAGTGCTTTTCCCTAAAGTCTTTCCATGGCATCTCCAATGGAATTTCTTTCCTATTCATTTCTCCAGTACTTTTAAGTAATTTTGGTATCCTTTCTTCATAAGTGTTTACAGACAATAACCAACTGAGGGATATTTTATTATTAGGGTTAATCGAATCCGATATGGCCCTATACACAACAATAACCATTGCTACAGGATCATTTGGAAGCCTAATAATAGCTTTCTTTCCCTTATCACCAAATCCATAGGTTTTCATGAATGTCAATAATCTCTTTGTGGCTGTCCTAAACAGGTTTTCCTCAACTATTGACAATCCATTTTTAGCACACAATTCAAATTCCTTAAAAGTGATCTCTGGCCAATCAGGACTAAATGGATAACTTATTTTACCATGAGTAGTTTTATGATCTGGTTTCAAGAACATTTCCTTAAATTCCTGTGTAACCTTTGGGTTTGGATCTTTTATGTAGTTACCATAATGATCAGCAAGATATGATTGTGACTTTAAACATTCCTTAAACCACACCGTACTTTTCTTCACACAATTGTTATCATAAATTCGTTTCTTCACAGCAACTGAAAACCCATTTAAAAATTGTGCTAAATCAATCCTATGACCTGAAACTTCTGATTGTAAAGAATAGTTATGTGTATCTGTAAGGATGTTTGAATATGTGGTAATAGACTTTTTGATTTTAGATAATGGGAAACTGTCAGTGAATAATCTTGGCAATGACTTTCTGGTAACATTAATATATGTGTTTGTTGGTCTATTGCCATTTTTTGGAACTCGAATCTTTTGCACACCTGGACATTGATTCCAATGTCTGATAACTTCATTGATGGATGATTCGTAAGGGTTTTGCCTCACCGAGAGTTCTTGTTGATCTTCCTGTTTTTGCCTTCTAATCAAAACTGGTTTAGAATCTTCAGTAATATTACTCTCAGCTGCTGTAGAATCTTCAGTAATATTACTCTCAGCTGCTGTAGAATCTTCAGTAATATTACTCTCAGCTGCTGTAGAATTTCTTCCAATGGTTATGTTACTCTCTGTATCAATATCAACATTGGAAGTACTCTCAGGGGAACCAGATGCAGCAGAGCCTGATTTATCAGGCTGGGTGCTTACTCTTTCTTTAGAAAGAGTATTCTTTATAAATATATTCTTTATAAATGTAGGTGTCAAAATGGCGCTTTTAAATGTTCCATTTTGACACATTTGGATATCACAGTTAGTTAACAGGTTTATTAAGTATTCTTTTGGTAAACCTTTTGATTCCCTATCATCATCAACTTCTTTCAATATATCAAGGAGTTCAGTCAATCTTATCATACTAATAGAATAATAATTTCGTGGTGGGACACCCCTTCTTTCTACGGAAAGTATTCCTAAATCAATAAATTCTTTTATGTACTGAGTTTGTTGTTTCCTTAATATACCAGTGTTCCATGCAATTTTCTTTTGATCACAAAATACAAAAAGATTCTTATTCTTTTTTTGTCTTCGAATATATGCTATCCAATCAATGATGTAAGTTAACCATGTTGTCCTTTTTGCCCCAAAAACTAATGATACCGTTTTGTTTGTTCTCCAATATGCATCACCTGAAAAATTTACAAAATCAGCATTTATTTTATCTATATCAATAGTCTGCAAAGTCATTTGTGGTACTCCTATTATAATGTGACGAAAACATACTTAGCTAAGTTATCCACATCAATGTAATAATGATTTCGTGGTGGGATGCCTTTTCTTTCTACATAAAGTACGCTTACACCAACAAATTCTTTTATATATTTGGTTTGTTGATCTTTTGATATGCCAAGCTCCTGTGTTATTTGCTTTTGGTCACAAGTAAAATAACCACAATCATGGTTATTTTGTTTTAGCATACGTGATCCATGTTCTGTAAGATAAGTTAGCCACATAGCTTTTGATATACCAAAAGCACGAACAAATAATTTATTAACTTTCCAACTTTCATCCATCAATAATAGCAAATTAGAATTTTTCATGCTAAAAAACCTCATCTCTTAACTCTTTAACATCTTCCTCTGTTAATTCCCCTGGATCACCATCAGACAAGCTAATGACTTCCACATTATCTACGATGTTTGCCATTTTTTTAGCCAATTTATATGCTTTGTCAGTTGCATCAGAATCAAACATAATGATCAAATTATCTATGGATGTAAGCAGTAAAATTTGGGTTTTTGATAATTGAGTACCATATGATGCTATAGCCCCATCTCCAATTCTCCAAACGTCCATGATTCCTTCAACTAAAATGGCAGTTCTATTTACAGTATCAAAATTGTATAATGTTTGCTTAATAGGAATAATACTTTTTGGATCTGGAAGGTGTTTGTATGCTAATGAAGCTTTGGTTGTTACATCCCTGGATGTGTAAGACACAATTTTGCCTTTAAATATGACAGGAATAATCACTCTAAATTTCCAATCTCCAAGAGTGGTAGTAAATTTTAATCTATACTTCCTTGTCAGATAATCCAAGTCATAATTTCGTCCCTCCAAATATTTTCTATGCAATGATGGTATTTTATCTTGAGTATGTTTAGGCCAAATAATTTTAGGTGCAGGTATATGTTCTTTCTTTTCTGGTTGTGGTCTTATAATGCCTTGTGAGAATTCAGTTACTGCTAGTTCAGCTTCTAACCAAGAGCAATTATCCAGTTCTTTTACTAATTTTACAGGGTGAGCTGATTCTCCACAAATCCAGCAATTACCAAACCCACTTTGTATATTTATTCCAAAATGTTCTGATGGATCTGATCCACAAAAAGGACAGTTCGTTTCAATCCAACCATCCGTTACATTCTTCCCTGATGTTCTATAAAAAATATCTCTGTCTTCAAGAAATTCAATGATATCAAAATCCCCTGCATCAAACCCCATTTTTCATAGCCTATACCTCAAAAAAGAAAAGCCCTGAGAATTGTCAGAGCTTGTAATCAACTCTCCCATGCCTCACGACATGGGAATTCTCAGGGCTTTATTGATTCTTTCTTTGTTTACAAGTTTTGACATTTTTATTATATTCACTTTTTTCAAAAAGTAAAGAAAAATTTTTAAAATTTAATCATAACCATTCATTAGTCACATATAAGGAAACTCTGGCCACTGAATGTTGTGCTAAATAACGATATGGATCAAGAAAATCAATGAGGAGCACTGAATCTTTTCCTGATGCTTCATCGGTCCTAAGACCTCTACCCAATGCTTGTGCTGTTTGAATCGCTGATTTACCACCTAATGCTAATATAACTGTATTTAGCGATCGCACGTTTACCCCTTCTTTCCATATGCTAGTACAAATTACACATTTCGTTGTCTTTTCATCTAAGGCATTTTGTACCAATAATCGAGTGTCACCTTCAGTTTTCCCTTGAACAAATGTGATATCCAAATCATATAGGTCTTGTCCAAGTTCAACCAGATTATCACCATGTGCTATTTCTCTTATCATAATCAAAACTGTATGCCCAGCATCAATTTGTTTTTTTGATTCTTCGAGAATTAGTCTATTCCTGGCCCTATTTTCAACAATGCCATGAACTACAATATCCTTGTATTTATTAAATTCACCAATCATATTTGAGTATGGAACAGGAATTAATTTCACATTTGGAGTTGCCAATATATTACTTTTCACCCCTTCTTGTATTGTGAGTTCTCCTATAACTGGTCCAATTAATCCTTCCAAATATAATTTACCTTCTGTGGAAGTGGGCAAAGTTGCTGTAAGACCCAATCTCATAGGAGCAGTTATCAATTGTAATACTTTTGCGTATAAACCAGTTGGAGAATTACAGTGATGGCACTCATCTGTAATCACCATATCAAACAAACCATAATAGGATACTGGATCTAACTTTGAAAATGTTTGAATAGTGGATAATGTAATTTTATGTTTTGATTTGAATTTATCCTTACTACCACCACCCAACATTTGCACATCAGTAAATCCAAATTTTTCCATTTCTCTACGAGTTTGTTTTAGAATATCCACCATATGGCATAAAAATAAAATCTTAGCTTTTGGAAAACATGACATCAATAATAATGCCACAATTGTTTTTCCTGATCCAGTTGGAGATTGCAACACTCCACGTTGATATTCAATAGCTTTGTTGACCAATTCAGATTGATCTGGCCTTGGTGTAATGCCCTTCAAAAGCATTTTCTTTGTGGGTTTTACCTTTTTAACTTTGCCAGATACAGCAATATCAGGAAATGCTGATTGAATTCTTGACAACATTCCTGTTAAGAATAATCCATCTTTTTGCAATGCGCACTTATCATATTTTTCTACTATCACACGGCTTCTGGTTTTTCGTCCAAATTTTGCAGAGTATGTGAAAAGTGGTTTTAATTTGCCAATTGCAGCATTGTTTGCTTGGCAATGAATTGAGTCAATAATTTCAATTTCCATTTAAAG